GTTTATTTAGGCCCTGCAGGTCGGCTGCAGGTAAATGCCTCAGCGCCGGGTGCGCCGCTGAGCAGGGGGCCAACCCCAAGTCAGTGCACATGGGGGAGGGACCAGGCAATAAGGCCTGGGACTCCAATGGTGTTCTTGACCGAAGAAAAATTTTAGGTCATAGTTTTGAGGAGATTGAGTTAGATAAACCACTTTGGTGGTATTCACTCTCTCCTACTAAGCAAGAGCAAATAACCCGTGCAATTGATAAGTCTACTTCTGAAGAAGAAAGTAGCAGTTTCCAACCATTGTGTTGTTGGCAAATAGTAGTTTTATTTTTACTACATTTGTGTGAACCAGTGGTAGCACTCTCACCCGAAGCAGAAAGTGTTAAAGTGTATGGAGACTTGATATGGTGGTTTATGATGGGCATAGCTGCCATAGTACTTATAATGTATCCACTTGGAAAGATGTTTGGTACATTACATGAAACGATATTAACTTATAGGGACCGACTTTACTATGGGTTTTTAGCACAATTAGGCATTTCATTAGCTGGAGTTTGTGTTGGAATTTTAGGATTGTTTGTTAGTTATAATGCTACAACAAAAATTCCGTCGTTTCTTAAGCCACAAGGAGCGAGACAAAATGCAAATAGAGCCAGTATGTTTATGACTGGGCTTTTGTCTTTGAGTATGTTTTTGTTTGCGCCAATTTTTGGTGCAAAACGTATGTTTGAAATGGTTAAACCAGTTCTCGAAATGTTGAAACAAGTTCCATATGTGTCTTGGATTCTCACTTGGATTAAAAAGTGGTGGGAAGGTAAGGTAGATTTTGATGATTTACCACAAGACGTGAAGGGATTTGCGCGAGAATGTGATGAGATGGATGAGGAAGATGCGAAGAACATGTGTAATGCCAGTAAGAAGAAATTTGAGAAAGAAAGTAAAATTTTCCGTTCTACTCGTGATATTGCGAAAGCAAAGGATCGGCAAGGATGTAAATCAGATATATTCTTTAATGGGAATAAAGTAAAGATATGTGTTCGAGCAACGAAAAAGGTAACAACTTTTCATTTAGCTGACGGTGATAAAGATCCCGCAGTTTTTGAAGATGTTGTTTATCCAGTTTCCATTGTTTATCCAACAAAAACAGAAATTGCTCATGATTTAACAGAGTTGTTAGTTATTATGTACGATTCTGCTGAATCAAGTTCTGACTCTGATTGCGATGGCAAAAGAGTTGAAGAAGTAGAGCAGCAAGGCTTTGATACTGATGAAGAAATCTTGCCTGAAGAAATAAAGAAGAAATTAGATTCTGAATTCACTGTTGAGGAAAAATCAGTCCCTGAACAAATTAAAGAAAAATTTTCTGAATGGTTTAGTAAGCCAGTAACAATTGATTTTAATGATTATTGGCAGAAAGGACAGGAATTATTGTCCGACCAGCGTGTTCAAATTGGGATATCATGCGTAGGTGCAATAGGTATATTTTTGACTATGTTATGGTTTAAAAATAGTGATGAAGAAGATGAAATTCTTGAAGGAGTAGGACAAGGAAGAAGAAGCAATCGTCAGGTGAATAAAGGACTTAGACGTAACCGGGGTGGTGGAGGAAAGACAAAAGGTCGATACTCCGCATCTAAAGGTCCGGAGGATTATGCAGATGTGTATGAGCGCCGTGAAGACCATGATGGTTACGAAGAACAATATGAGGAACTTTATGATCAAGGTCAACCTTGTGATGATAGTACATTCCGACGTCGTGTTTTTGAGTCGAAGAAGAGAAAAATACAAGTTAATAAGAAGGATTATGTTGGCTGGTTAGATGAAGCAGGAAAAGCTTATCACCATGCATTAGAAAAACAATCCCTTGTATGTCAATCTTGGAAACCTAAGGACTTATTTGCTGGTATTTACAAAATTTATCGAGAAGGTAAGTATGTTTGCACTGGAACTCTAGTTGCAGATCGAATGTTTGTGGTATTGCATTGTTTAGATGAAAATCTTGAATGTGAGTATAAGGCTTTTAACCACGTTTATCCTGGTGTTATTTTATCAGGAAAAAGTTTGATTGTGCATAATGCAGAAATTGCATCTTTTAGAGTTACAGGATTGAAGACTCCTTTTCGAAAAACCAGTTTAAAAGTCCCGGAGAAAGCCGAGATTGTTTCTGTTGTTGGATATGGACCAGATGATGATGAACCAAGTATTATCACTGGATTTGCCAGTCCACTTGGATGGTGCAATGCAGAAACACGTTCAGGAGATTGCACATCCCCCGTTTTGGATAAAGATGGAAAAATATTGGGTTTCTGGACCCATGGAAATGGTAGAGACTTTGGAAGATTTGAAGTAGTCACACAAGAATTAAAGGATTCACTAAGTGACTCACCAATTGTACATGTTGGTTTGGATTTTCAGTCTTCCCCTCACTCCCAAGCGAAATAATTAACGACCCTTTTTATCGGCGTTATCCATGTAAATATTTGGAAGCTGAGGGGACGGTTGGGAAAGGTACGGATAATGTTAGAGTTATTACTCTAGATACATTCTACCCAGAGGTTAGTATTTCAGAAATTCATGATAGGTATTTACCAGAAACTTATTTTCCAATAGTTGGAGGCGTTTGTAAATATCCCAGATATCAACACAAGAGATGCGTGGATGCGTATCCAAAGATGTATTTGGATGAGATGAGAATAATTCTCTCTCCAGATTGGGATTTGAGCCCCAAACCAAACGAAGAGGCCGCTTACATGTCAATGCATAAATATATGAAAGATATTTTGCAGATGACTGAAACTGAAGTTAGAAGGATGAATAGATCCTGGGCCTGGTTGGAAGAACATTTTGGCCCCTACATGAGAGATAGTAAAGTATTAGATGTAGAAACAGTTGTTAGTAAGTTAGATAAAAACACGTCATCAGGTGTACCCTTCAATCGAATCTATGCCACGAAAAGAGATCTGTTTGAGAAAGATCCTGAAATAATGGAGTGGTTGGAAAAGGATTGGGAAGAATTAGCACGAGAAGATACAGAATGGTATGCACCGTGGACCAATTCTTTGAAAGAAGAGATTAGGCCTTCTGAGAAGAATGCTGCTAATAAAATTAGAACTTTTACAGCATCACCAGTAGATTTAACAGTGCATGGTAATAGATTATTTGCTGATATGAATGAGCGTATGAATGTAGCTCACACAGTAACCAGTAGCACAGTTGGTTTTACCCCCATGAGGGGGGGTTGGTCACAATTGATCAATAAACTCAGAAAATTTAAGAAGGGATATGCGTTAGACGAATCTGAATATGATAGTAGTCTTAGAACGTATTTGATGTGGGGGTGTGCACAGTTTCGATGGAAAATGCTTCGTAAAGAAGATCAAACTCCCCAAAATTTGCGTCGATTATTGCAAATTTATAAAAATATAGTGCATTCTCTTATTGTTAGTCCTGAAGGAGTATTAGTACTTAAATTACAAGGAAACCCTTCAGGTTCTCCAAATACAATTAATGACAACACGATTATTTTACGTGTATTGCTGAATTATGCATGGTTGACAGTGTTTGAAGATGACACATCCTATGCTGCAATGGAAGCTCATACTGCTTTCTGTTTAACGGGAGATGATAATACGTGGAGTGTTTCTGATGAAGCCCATGACAAGTTTAATGGAAAAACTGTTATAGAGGTGTGGAAAACATTAGGTGTTACCACTACATCAGATACTTTGGAACCCCGTGATCCCATTGATTTGGATTATTTGAGCGCAACAACAGTTTATCAGAATGGAATCCCTGTGCCGCAATATAATTATGATAAGCTTATGGCTTCTCTGTTGTATAGTAATAGGCAGATGTTGAGCCCAGCTTTTGCGTTGACACGTTTAGGAGGTATTCTTACTGTTGGTTGGACTAACTTAAGATTTCGCAGATTTGCTCGTCAATATGAAAAATGGCTTAAGGAAAAGTTTGAGCCTGTTTGTTTCAATGATGAGGATTGGATTTTAGCAAAAACTACATGTTTGAGTGATTCGGCTTTAGAGTTGCTTTGGTTAGGTCAAAATATGCAATTGTGGAAACAAGCTTTAACTGGTTCAATTCGGGAACGAATGATCCATTCTTGGTATTGTGAACATTGTAGACAGTGTGAAAATCTGGAGTTATGTAAAGATTCAATGCCAGATAAAATGTCCACTGTGGTTACCACAAAGACAATTAAGGCAGGTCGTAAGGGAAGAGGCGGCCGCCGGGCTGGTAAGAAACCAGTTCAAGCTACTCAAACAGTTGTACAGACAACTAAATCTGTGAAAAATGGCGGAAAACGCCGTATTAGGAAAAGGAGAAATGATCCCTCTGTTGCTGGTTTTATTGGACCAAAACCAAATTCAATGAATGCAACCTTCCAACGTCGACAGCAAACTATGTTGACAGCAAAAGGAAGTTCACGAAATCAGACCACTAATCGTAAGATGATGGTGATTGAAGAAGATGAATACATTGGAGAAGTAACAGGTGCGGCAACAGCTGCAAATTTTGGAACAACAGCTTATCCAGTAAATATGGGTCAAGCTGGTACATTTCCCTGGGGTGCTGGTGTAGTGAAAAATAATTTTGAAAAATATCGGTTTGATTATGTCCGATTTTACTACAAACGTGAAGTATCAGAGTTTGCTACGAATGGAACAACTGGAAAAGTTATGTTGTCCTTTGATGCTGATGCAGCAGACCCCCCACCCTCATCAAAACAGCAAGTGGAAGATACTGATCCACATGTTGATGGGATGCCTTGTGAAAACATGCAGCTGGATATTCCAGCCGCAATGTTGCGCAGGATGAATGACGGATTTTATATCCGGCCAGGTGGATTACCTGGTGGTACAGATATTAAGACCTATGATGTTGGAAATTTGTATGTTTCCACACAAGGCCTTGCCAATAACTCAGCAGTTGTTGGTGAGTTACATGTTCGTTATCGTTGTCAGGTATTTATTCCTATTTTGGAAGCTTCAACGACTGTTCCAGCGAACAATCAGGTTTCTTTGTTTCAATCAACAACTAATGAAAGTTGTACGACAGCAGTTGCGAAGACGTTAGCGTTAGCAACAACTAGTACAAATGGATTAAACATTGTGAATACCTCTGGATCCATGGTTCCAACAGCAGGAAATTATCTTGTTGACATATGGATGGTGGGAGCTGATTCTACGAATGAAGCCCAGATATATGTTATGGATCTGAAGAAGAATGGAACAACTGTCACTGTAGGAACTAATGTTCCTGAATATCGAGCAGGAAATGCTTTGGGTTCTAATGATGTAGCTACTTTAGCAGCTTCGTATTTTGTGACAGCAAATGGAACTGATGCTTTTACGATGGTTGCGACGATTACTGGTGCTGCTGGTACTTTAACAGCACAAGGATCTTGTCGTTGGGTTGCAGTTTAATTTGGAAATGTGGGCGTAGAATTCCCCCCGTAAAATGGGAATCGGCTGAAGTAGACAGCCATAACAAATATGCGACGTGGGTACTCGTGCGGTAAAAACGAGTAGATCTATTGCTGTTTATACGAAACAGTGACTTTAAAAGTTCAATATGAACGATGGCAGATAGCAATGTCTATATATATTGCAGTAATGCGTTAGAGCATGAAGTTTGTTCTTTTAGTTTTAGTCGTTTTAGTTTGAGCGGATGTGACGTGACGCACCTTTCGGTGTGCGTGACGAACCTTATCAGCACCTTTTCTTGAGTGCGGAACGCGATGCGACGAACCCTGAAATTGAGTGCGATTCGAGTGCGAATAATCGAACCTGAATTGAGT